CAGCGAAAGGCGAGCCGCTTCCTGGTCAGCTTCCCTTTCGATCAATAAAAGAATATAGGAATAAAAGATCGGTGTGGACTGTATCCACTAAGCCATTCAAAGGGGCTCACTTCGCGACATTCCCTCCAGACCTGATAAGACCATGTATTCTCGCAGGGAGCCCACCAGAAGGATTAGTTCTTGATCCTTTCCTCGGATCTGGAACGACAGGACTTGTGGCGATCGGACACAATAGAAAATTTTTAGGAATAGAATTGAATCCTGAGTATGCCTTGTTGGCATCAAGGAGAACGGGAATCGAACTAAGTTCATGAAGTGTCGCTTCTGTCGCCGTCCACTGAGATCAGAGAAGTCTCGCCGACTGGGAGCTGGATCCGGCTGTCTTCGGAAGTTCAAGGGATACCGCTCCGCGAAGAAGCTCGATATGGCTGGCCAGCTTTCCCTCTTCTCCAGGAAGCCCTGGGGATACAAGAAGGCGCGGAAGGCCTTGGAATCCAGATCCTAATCATGCTATTCAATCCAATATAGGAGGCCCATCAAGATGGCGAAAAATAAGATCATGGAAAGAATTGAGAAGGCGAAGACCACATCCCAGCCTAGACTCTCGATCTGCTTCAAGGTTCTCCCTGAAGTGGATGAGAGGATCCGGAAGCTGGCTGAGAAGACTGGTCTGTCGATGTCCCGAGTGGTGGACGTGGCGACCGCTTCGCTGGAGGATTCCATCAAGCGAGCTGAGAAGAAGAAGGTGGGATGATTCGCCTCACCTTCCCGAAAGAAAAATTCGATCTTCTCCTGGATGTTCTTCAGGACACAGGAGAATTTTTCCTTTCAAGGAGTCAGCCTAGACCCGACACCGATTCCATTATTCTGTTCGAGTGTGAAGACGGAAGACTCATGAACGCCAGGGTCAAGCGAAGCTGTGTGAACCAGGCCGCGGACTCATGGCTCCTAGATCTTAAGATCTTGACCGTCTATCCCTATGGTCTCAAGGCCCCAGGAGGATCCTATCTGGACGCGAACGAATCCGCCGACTGGCTGTTCATCCAGGCTGACGCTTTCCGCGTGTTCGCGAAGCGGCTCGAGATCCCCAGAGAAGTAAGAACCCAGATGTCCCACGGGGTCAGATATAAGTTCGTGTATAGATCCGAGGACTTATGGGAGGCGGCCCTGAAGGTGAGAGTCCAAGAACATCGCCTTCACCGGATCAATGAGCGCGAAAAAAACTTTCACTTCAAAGGAGCCCTGACCCATGCCTGACCTGACTGAATACCGAACCCACGAACTCAAGATCCTCCCAGAATACTTCAAGGAGGTGGCGAACGAATCCAAGCGGTTTGAAGTCCGGAAGAATGATCGGGACTATAAGTCCGGCGACTTCCTTCACCTCAAGGAATGGAACCCACTGAAAGGGGAATACACGGGACAGGAGGCGATCTGCGCTGTCCGATATATTCTCCAGGATGAGAAGTATCTCCAGCCAGGCTTCTGTGTGATGACGATCGTGGTCTTGAAGACTCGTCTTTTCCGCTTTCCAGGTAAACCACCAGCCTGGACTGGAATCGACCCCGAGGAGTACCTTGGGCGCTCATAACGCGCATGGTATAATGACACTATGGCATCGAAGAAGAAGCCGAAAAAATCCCCTCCCCCCAAGAAGAAGCCTGTCGGAAGACCGTCTTCCTATAGTCCCGCGTATTGCAAGAAGCTGATCGAACACATGAGGCTCGGCCACGGCTTTCACACCTTTGGGGCGACACTGGATCCCATGGTCTCTCACCAGACGCTCTATGACTGGCTTGACGCGCATCCTGAATTTCTTGAAGCCAAAAGCCAGGGCGAAAAACTTTCCGAGAAGACCTGGGAGGAGATCCTCCGCGCTGGCGCGACTGGTCAACTTCGCCGGATCAAGAAGGAGACCCCGAAGACCGATGACTTCGGGAATGTCATGTATGACGCGGATGGCAAGGTCATCATGGAGCGAGAGTTCGAGCCCGCTGTCTTCAATGCCACAGCCACGATCTTCGCGCTCAAGAACAAGTTCCCGGCCAGGTGGAGAGACCGAAAGGAAGTGGAGCTGGGTGGCAAGGGTGGAGGCCCGATCAAGTTCTCGAATCTTTCCAAGGAAGAAGCCCGAGAGGCCTTGAACAAGATGAAGGACATCTTCAGCGAGGCGGCCAGTGAAGAAGAGTCCGAAGACTAGAATAGAAGACATCTATCTCGAGAAGGCCCTGGCTCAAGCCAGGAGTTCGATTCTCCCCTTCACCATCTGGACGTTCAAAGGCAAGTTCCAAGTGAACTGGCATCATCGCGTCTTAGGCCGGAAGCTCGACCTGTTCATCGAAAGAAAAATCCCGAACCTCATGGTGTTCCTTCCGCCGCGATGCGGTAAGTCGGAGATGATCTCGAGACGGGCTCCAGCTCTGATCTTCGGAAAGAACCCAAGGGCCAGGATCATCGCGACATCTTATTCCGCTTCTCTCGCCGGAGAAATGAACAGGGATGTCCAGTTCACCATCGACTCACCAGAATATCGCCAGTTATTCCCAGAAGTTCTTCTTCCAGGCGACGGCATGAAAGACGAACAGACGGGAACCACATACACCAGGAACTCTGAAGGCTTCGACATCTTCAAGTATCGCGGATCCTATCGATGCGCTGGCGTGGGCGGCGGTATCGTGGGAAAGGGCGGGGACTATATCTTCATCGATGACCCCATCAAGAACCCGGAGGAAGCCGAGTCCGAGTCCTATCGTAAACACCTCAAGGACTGGTATCGCGGGGCCCTTTACTCTCGCCGAGAGAAGGGAGCTGGGATCTGTCTTGTGATGCAAAGGTGGCATGATGACGATCTCGCTGGCTGGCTCGAGAAGGAGATGAAGGAAAGCGATGACGCGGAACAGTGGGACATCGTTCGCTTCCCCATGCTTTCCGAAGAGACCCCCATCCCCGGCGACCCCAGGAAAGAACCAGGGATCCCCCTCTGGCCGGAAAAATTCGATGAAGCTGAGTGTCGAAAGATCCGCCGAACCCAAGGGTCTAGGAACTGGCTCGCGCTCTATCAACAGCGGCCCATGGAAGAGAAGGGGAACGAGATCCAGAAGGGATGGCTGAAGACCTGGCTTCCCAAGGATCTCCCAGCTTTCCTCGACATCGTGATCCTTTCCGTGGATGCGGCCTTCAAGGCGACCGACTCCTCATCCTTCGTGGCCGTCCAGGCTTGGGGAAAGAAGGGCCCGAACTTCTTCCTCCTCGACCAGGACAGAAGGCGGATGGGCTTCATCGACACAGTGAAAGCGATCCAGGACATGAGAACCAAGTGGCCACGAACCACAGCCATCGTGGTGGAGGACAAGGCGAACGGCCCAGCCATCATCGAGACCCTGAAGGAGAAGATCTCCGGGATCATTCCGTGTATGCCATACGGCTCCAAGCTCGCGAGACTCCGAGCTGTGTCCCCACTCATCGAAGCCGGGAACGTGTTGATCCCCTCCCCCGAGACCCATCACTGGGTTCCGGCCTATGAGTCAGAGCTTCTCAAGTTCCCGAACTCCGCGGACAATGACCAGGTGGACACCACCTCCCAGGCCCTTCAATACCTCAAGGACAATGGCGGTGACTTCGCCGCGTTCGTGACGATCTAGGTCTTGACCCTTCCTCCGACTTGATCCACCGTGATAGAATTAAGATACGGGGGAATAGGATGGCAAAAAAACAAACTTCAGGAATCGATCCGTCACGCCTTAAGGTGGACGGCTGGGCGAACATTCTCACTGGTCTAGGCATCAAGGGGAAAGACAAGCGGATGGACGCTGAAGCCGTTTGGAAGCGGATGGATGAGTCTCAGGCTGAGCAGCTCTATGCGGCTGACGACATCGCCTCCAAGGTGGTGGACTATCCCGTGGAAGATTCCCTCCGCGAAGGATGGAAGCTCATCGGTGTGGAGGAAGATCAAGCCAAGAAGCTGAACTCCGAATTCTATGACCGTCTGAAGCTCGCCGGGAAGGTGGAGCTGGCCTGGAAGTATGCCAGGATGTATGGGGGAGGGGGACTTCTCCTCATGACCGATGACACACTGGACTATTCCACGCCCTTGAATCCCGACCGAGTGAAGTCGATCCGTTCCGTGGTGGCCTTCACAAGATGGGAGCTGTCGGCCCAGGACATTGAATCCGATCTCGCTTCTCCGAACTATGGTCTCCCCAAGTACTACACGATCAGTCCGAGAGGCGGTCAAGGAGGCGACACGGCTGGCCAGAAGTTCCATCACTCTCGAGTGATCCGCTTCGAAGGAAAGCTCCTCGCCCCGAGGTTATTCTCTCAGAATAACTATTGGCATGACAGCGTCCTGAATCAGCTCAAGAATTCTCTTCTCAACTTCAACACGTCACACGACTCCGCCGCGAACGCGATCCAGGACTTCCGCGTGGCGATCTTCAAGCTCAAGAACCTTCAGTCCCTTGTGGCGAACAACCAGGACGATCTTGTGACGAAGCGCCTTCAGATCTTGAATCTAGGAAAGTCCCTGGCGAACGCTCTGGTGATCGACTCCGAGGGTGAGTCGATGGAATACTCGAACAGCTCCTTTGCTGGGATCCCAGAGATCTTGGACAAGATGACGAAGCGAATCCAGGCCGCGACCCCCATCCCCCACACCCGACTCTTCGGGAACTCTCCCTCCGGGATGGGAGGAACTGGCCGAGCCGAGGAATCGAACTATTTCGACTACCTCTCCCAGCTCCAGGAGAACTACCTCCACCCCATCCTCATGAGGATCTATCGACTCATCGCCGCTCAGTCCACGGTGGGAGTCAAGCTCACCACCACATTCGATGTGGAGTTCAATCCTCTATGGCAGATGGATGACAAGGAGCTGGTGGAGATCCGAGCGAAGCAAGCCGCCACTGACCAGATCTATCTCGAGAACGGCGTTCTGGATCCCACTGAAGTGAGGAACTCTCGATTCGCATCCGGCAAGTGGAGCGCGGACGTGAAGCTCGAGGAGCCTCGCCCAGAGCCGACTCCGGCCCCAGAACCAAGCCCGAACCCACCTCCAGCCACTCCCCCTCCGGCGCGAGTGGACGCTGAAGATCTCATCCCACCCAAGTCCGTCCAGGAGACCGCCGCTCAAGGCCTTGAACTGAGGAAGAAGTGGGGAAGGGGTGGAACGAACATCGGAGTGAAGCGAGCCGTGGATCTCTCGAACGGAAAGAACCTTTCCCGAACCACGATCGCCAGGATGAGCGCCTTCGCCCGTCACCTTGCCGACTATGACCCAGCGAAGAAGGAGGATGATGGTGGGCCCACAGCTCAACACATCGCCGTCATGCTGTGGGGTGGCCGTGAAGGAATCGAGTGGGCCCAGAAGAAGCTCGAGGAACTAGATGGCCGCGAGTGACCAGGTTCGGAAGACGGTATCCGCGAAGCTGGCCAGGGGAAAGAAGCTCAGGAAGCCGCCCCGCATCCAGCCACCGGATCCTGTTGAGCGCGAATATATCAGGGAGCTTTCCCAGATGGTCTCCTTCCTCAAGGAGGTCATCGATCGCCGTGTGACCCCAAGGCTTGAAAGATTCTTGAGGGAAGCCGCGAAGGATCGCCCTGAAGGATTCCGATCGGACGCATGGCCGGAAGATCTGGCTGGAGCCTTTCAGGATGCGGAGGATGAATTCTATCGCCGATACACTGACGATGAGATCCGAAGGCTTGCCAGGAAGTACGGCGTGGCCGTGGAGACATTCAATCGAAGACAGCTTGAGAAGGGACTGAAGCGAGTTCTCGGGATCGACGTGTTCGCTTCTGAACCATGGCTCGCCGAACAGATCGCCGCCTTCTCTGTGAAGAACGTGAGCCTCATTCAATCCGTCCCGGAAAAATTATTCACCGAACTCGAATCAGGAATCTTCGATCGCTTCTCAGCCGGAACCAGGTTCGAGTCCCTCGCTGAATACATCTCACAGCGGTTCCAGGTAGCGGAGAACTCAGCCACTCGCATCGCGAGAGATCAAGTGGGAAAGCTGAACGGTCAGCTCACGGGCCTTCGTCAGACGAACCTCGGTGTGACCGAATACACCTGGGAGACTTCGAAGGATGAGCGCGTTCGTGATTCTCATCGAGAGAAGCAAGGGAAGACTTTCAAGTGGAACGATCCTCCATCGGATACTGGACACCCAGGAGAAGACATCAACTGCTTCCCAGAAGGAACTCCTGTCAGGTTCCTATGTG